ATAAACGGCCTCATGCAGGCGACCTTATGCATCGACGGCATTGATCTCCGCCGATGATACCTCTGGTGACGCGATCTCTGATGATGTGATCTCTGATGATGTGATCTCTGATGATGTGATCGGGCGACAGCGATATTTGGCATCGATCTCGAAGAGCGCGCCGTCTGACCGGAGCACGCGCCGGCGATTGATCCGCCAGAACTGGCCTTCACGACTGACTTGTATTTCAGTCACCCGGCCCAGCTCGGACCGGCGTAGGATCGCTTCGACGACGCTCATTGGAACCGGAGAGAGTCCTCCCATTGCGAACCACCAGCGATGTGCGAATGATAGCGCATAGGTGTTGACGCTCTCGAAACTCACGTACTCGCTGTATGGCGAGAAGCCTGCCATATACTCCACACGGAGTGTGGGCGGTGCATTGGTGTCACCGCCACGTTTCTGATGCAGGCGAAATTCAGAAACGCCGAAAACCGGAAGCCATACCGGAGCTGAGCCCGACCCATGCATAGTCGTGGTCGAGAGAATTGGCACATCGTCGGCAGTGGCTCTATGATGAGCCTGACGTATCCGTGGCTCGTACACACGAATCTCGCTTACAAATACATGCCCGCAGCACACGCAGGCGCGCACGCGCATTGCATTCTCTTCCTGGCATTGCGGGCAGGTCTGGGTCTGCCCAGCATTGGCCGCAGTCGGAATGTGGCCGTTGACGTTGATCTGAGGATCATCAACCGGACCATGCCGTCTAACATTCCCAGCGAAATCCAAGATAGTTGCGTCATGTTTACCTGGCGCTAACCGCGTGGAACGACCTACTTGTTGAACGTACAAACCGGTACTAAGCGTGGGCCGCAGCAACGCGATCAGATCAACCTGTGGAATATCAAAGCCGACCGAAAAGATGTTCACGCCGGTCAGGCATCGGATCGAGCCATTGCGGAATGCGTTGAAGATTTCACGCCGCTCATCGCTCGGAGTTTCCGCTGTGACGGTTTCACAGCTGATATTGTGTCTGCGGATCGCATCCCGCACCGCATAGGCATGCTCGATGCCAACGCAAAAGCATATCCAGCACCGGCGGTAATCCTCGACGTTGTTGCCGCGCTCGACAATTTCAGCGACCGCGCCCTCGACGATCTCAGCGACATTGGCGGCGCGCTCCAACTCGTTCTGGATGAATTCACCGCCACGGCGGCCGACCCCGCTGACGTTGATACGTGTGGTGGTGGCCTTGGAGCGCAGCGGCGAGAGATAACCATCCCTAATCCCCTCGGCGATTCCATAGGAGAACACGATTTTCTCGAACAGCGCGCCCTCACCCTCATGCAAGTAACCACTATCGAGCCGGTAGGGCGTGGCGCTCAAACCAACCAGCTGCAGATCGGGTGCACGAGATCGAAGAACATCGAACAAGCTCAGGTATTGGCCGTTACCCGATCTGGGAATCATTTGTACTTCATCGATTATTACAAGATCACGCCGGCCGAGCTTGTCGGCGTCATGCGCGAACGACTGGATGGTGCCGACAATGATCGGTGCATCATGATCCCGATGGCCGAGCCCCTCACAACAAATTCCGTACGGCGCCTCCGGCCACACCGCGAGCAGCGCCTTCACATCCTGCTCGACCAACTCCTGCACATGAACGGCAATGAGAGCACGAAGTCCGGGATTGGCGGCGTACTGGCGGCGTATGATTTCGCCGATGACCAGTGATTTGCCGGTGGCGGTCGCCATCTCGATGAGCGCGGGGCCGCCACCGCTACGCTCTTCACCGGCGCGCCAATGGACCTCGATCGCCTCGACCGCGGCAGTCTGATAGAGACGCAGTTTTATGCTACTCGACACAACGCATACTCCGCTTACTGGTTACGCTGGATTGGTTACGCTGGATTGGTTACGTTGGATTGGTTACGTTGGGCTGGTTCGATTTGGTTTGGTGGGCAGCAGCGCGATTGGAGAGGTTACGCTGCTGCCAAATTTCATTTCGTCGTGGTTGACGTGGCTTATGATTGATCACGCCACGGCGGCGTATCGCTGTGTGCAGCCTGCGGCGGAGATTGCGTCGGAGATTGTGGAGAAGGCTGTGATGAAGATTGCGTCGGAGATTGCGTCGGAGATTGTGGAGAAGGCTGTGATGAACCCTGGGATAAACCCTGGGATGTACCGCCGCCGTTGGGTCCAATTTCGTACTTACCCCACGCAACAAGAAGGCCTCCGATCGTGACTGTCGGTATTTTTACGTCAATCTTGGCCATCTCCTCGGAGATTTCTTGTGGGGATAACCGAAACTTTGTGCGGAGCGCTATGATCATCGCCTTGACTTCGTCATTGACTACTAACGACGAAGTATTCGGTGGCTGATAGTTGGTAAAGCGAATGCCTTCCATTAACGACGCTGCCTGTGGCTTGGCTGCCTGTGGTCTGGGCCCTGGTGCGGACGGCGTTGGCTTGGGCGACGCTGCCTGTGGCTTCGGTGGTCTGGCCCTTGATCCTGGCGGCTCGTAACTCGCCGGCCAGACCCGGGTTACTACATTCTTGTCGTCGTATATTCCGTCTTTGTCTTTTTTAATTCCGACGCGGATTTTGCAGGGGATAAATTTGAAAGGTTCTGGATTGGAAATATTTGTGGTAATGCCGCAAGCATCGCAGAGGTCTTTGAGTTCGCGGCGTCCGATTTCCTGAGCCCGGGCGCTGGAATGCACGAATGTGATGTTTTGCCACACCTGGCGCTTTTCATATTCGCCTTCGGTGATCTGCCAAACCAGCTTGACGCCCTGGCCGTCATTCGATTGCGGCACCGTAACCTCGGCCTCGATGATCTGTGCCGAGTAGATGCCGATCGGCAGCAGATCGAAGGTGCTCCCCTCGTACTGTGAGGGATCGAAGACTTCCGAGAAATCTGTCATGATTAGTTCCTCCTGATTTGATTTCAGTTTCAGTTGTCATTTAGGCTAGAGAGTAGCTCAGAGATGGTTGAGTTGAGTTTATTTGTCGTTTCGTTTTTATTCTCCTGTCGATGATTGGGTTTCCGGTTCAGAGGTAGCCTGGGTGCGGGCATCACGATCAGTGCCGCGATCAGTGCCGTCACCGCCATTACGTTGGCCGTGGCTACGTCCCGCACCAGCATCGCCTCTACTGGGAGATTGACTGGCACTGGAAGGGAAGAACGGCGCCAACTGTTTGCTGAAATCGAATTCCTTGGCGACCAGCATCTTGGGCGGCAGGCTGTATCTGTTTTTCGCTGTGAACGCCGGCTTTCCTTCCCAATGCAAGTAGCGAGCCGAGCCGCCGTCAGCGCGGGTACGCTTCCGAAAACCCTGGTCCTCCGTTTGGATCACCAGCTCTGTGGCGAGGAAACCAATCGCATCCGCCCAATCTTGAACGAGGGCTCGGCCCCTCTTATGCAGCCTCAATTGATAGCTCGTGTAGCTCGGCACCCTCGGATCGTTGAGGGTTTCGACTGCACTATGCGCGATCAATACGACCATCATCCTACGATTACGTCGCAACCAATCGAGACCAGCGAGCAGGTCGTTCCACTGCTTATCCGCCTCGACATACCCCCGACCGTAGCCGGCGCTCTCAATCGATTTCCAATTATTGGCGACGCATGTCGCATCCCAGAGGAACGGTTCCAGCGCATCGACGGAATCGATCACTACGGTCTGAAAATTATGCTGCTCGTGACCAAGGGCCATGATCGCGGCGATGACATTGTCGTAGCTTGCGAGCACGCCAAAGGTCGGAATCTCAAGACCAGCCGGACATCCATCCTCAGTTTGCAAGAAAATAGGACCGGGGAATTGTGCCGCGAGCGTTGTCTTGCCGCTCCCTTCCCGGCCGTGGATAATGACTCGCGGCGGCAAGGTCGCAGTCGTCGTGTAGATGTTAGCGAGCGAAATCATTGATTAGTCCTTGGTGAGTTTTGTTGGGTTGTGCTGGCGGGTTTTGCTGAGTTGGGTGGAGCGGGGATGACACGCTCGGATCGCAGGCGACGGCTGAAAGGGGAAATTTTCCGACCGCGAACTCGCAGCCTGCACCCGACGCCATGTGCGACGCCATGTGCTGGAAGGCGTGCTCAAAGCGCCACAGAAAGCGCCTAGGCCTGGTAAAGCTTGATCAACAAGCGTAGCTATCCTATGCAGTTCCATCACTGCGACGACCCATGTTGACGATGATGACGAACCCGTGACGGTGCGAGGCACCGGCGCGGGGCAGTGTGGCGGGACGGCGGTTCCAAGGCGCCGAGCCCGCCTCTAGGGGGTCGTTTCGAGACTCTTACGTAGCTAACCTAAAGCAGAGACGTGAACGGGCCGGTCAGGGGAGATCGGCCCGTTCTATTTTGGGGGATTGATCAAGCGGCGGAAGCGTTGCCGCCGCCAATCATAGTGAGCGCATCGCCGAGACGAATGCCGAGGCGGCGAGGCGACAGCCTACGAATCAAGTGGCTGTGGTGGCGCCGGATCGTATCCCTGCTAAGGCCGGAAAGCGCCACGACTTCGTCGATGGTCAAAATCCGGTCGAGTTCGAATCTCGCAGTCGGGGGAAACGGATTATTGCGAGGGTGACGACGGCGCGATGCGCTCTGGCCGCCCTGCGCGGTTGATGCAGCGGGAACATCCGACATTTTCAAAGGGCCTCTTGGTGATCGATGGCGCGCCACAGAGCGCGCCTGGCTCACGATATTCGGCCACGAACAAACAAATAGCAAATGCTTAAAAAAGCTGATCCGCCACCCGGTACGGCCCCTCGATCAGCTTCTCGATCAGCTCGAAAAAGCTGATCGGTGAAAATCCGCTGCCCGCTTAGATGGTTAGCGAAATCTCGCGCGAGAACGCGC